TCAGGTAGATGCCCGCCGGCTCGGCTGACGCTCAATCAGGCGTTCCAAGCGCATGTTGGTCGCGTCGTCCCTGTTCGTGCCAGACCATGACGAGGACGCCGCGATACCCTCTGATGGGATCGAGCGGCATTCAAACCGCTCGACCTCATCACCTCGTATCCGGATTAGCTTCCCTCCCAGCTTGAAGTGAGGCAGCTCACCGCTCTTCACGAGCGCGTAGATGGTGTCGGTCGAGCAGCCCCAGTGATCTGCCAGCGTCGCTACTGAGTGGATGCGAGGTGCCATGTTTTCTCCCCCGATGATGCCGGTTTATCGACCCCACCTCTTTGGGGTCGACCCGATCTGAAAGCCGATGTGGATGCCGAACCACTGGAGCTGGATGAACCGCACCGGGCCTTCTCCGCCGGGATTTAACGTCTCGGCATTGGTGCCCTCCATGCGCTCGATATGGATCGTGCCCCAATCGTACCAGGGCTCGACTGCGCCGACGATGCGGGCCAGCAGTTTGGGAGCGGGCGACGCCGCCCCCTTGGTTGCAGGCAAGGTCATGCCTTCGCTTCCGTCTTCTGGCGACGCTTGGGCGCCGGATAGCGGGCGAGATCCTCGTCCACCATGGTCTGCCACTCGGGTCGGTGGACGGAGGCCCACTCTCGCTTGCCGATAAGGTCCTGCTTTCGAGCCGCATCGCACTTGCGCGTCGTCGGGGTCCGCAAAGCTTCTTCGGTCGCGTGCCGCAGATCGGCTTCGGCCCGGTCGCGCTCAATCTTCGTGGCCTTTTTGCGCTCCCCGCCGTCCTGGCGATCAAGGTGACAGGCGAGCAGGTCCCGACTGTTGGCTAGGGCTGCAGCATCTCGCGCCACCACCCAGCGACGAAACGCGTCGTAGAACCATTCCTGACGGGGAGTGACGGGAGTGATGTGCACGCGAAGGTTGTTGCGAGGCAGCTTGTCATCAATCCCGGCCATGTGGAGGGCAAGCCGGTGTTCGTGGCTGTCCGGCTCCGTCTGCGCGAGCTGGTACGCCTTCTCGCGATACGAGGCTGCGAGCCGCGCGAGCGTGGCGTTCTTCAGATCTTCCTCGCGCGGGTCGGGGATCGCAATGCCACGTCGGATCGCGCGAACGTTGCCGCTCCGAGCGATACGGGCGGCCGCGGGGATTGGAGGGCTGCCGTTCATGCCAGCGCTCCCGTGGCTACAATACGGCTCACATCGGCGGCAATTTCTTTATGCCAGTCGTTCCCCTCGTTCATGCGGTTGGCGAGGATAAAAGCCATCTTGGCGTCCAGGTCGCTCGCCGTCGAAACTGGATGCGCGGCGACCGCCTCCTCCGCGTAGGCGTACGCGTCGCCCATTGCGTCATTGGCATCGATCTCCGCCCTGTGGCGGGACGTACCCTTGGCGGCTTCGACAACATTTCGGTGATGCCAATCGAGCCGTTCGCGCTTTTGGTTCGCGTCCGCGATCAGGGCCGCAAGATCAGCGCTGATGCCAGCTGCCGGCGCAGGCGCGGCGGTGGTGGCGATGGTCGATGCGGCAACAGTCGCGAAGGCGAGGCTGGCGCCGCCGATGAGGGCGCGGCGAGAGGGGGTGTTTGCCATGTCAGCAGCCCTCCTGCACGGTCAGATAAGAATGGATAGCGCGTCGGTGGTTCATTGGCCCGCGGGACTGGTCGATGTTATAAAGCGCTACGATCGGCAGGATGCGCGTTCCGTCATTGCTCGGCGCCTCGCCATGTTCGTCCAGCACGTCGCCAGCGGGATCGTCGTCTTCGAGGTCGCAGTCACTATCGAGGCGATCAAGCCGAGCGATCAGCGAGTCGACGCGCGCCAGATGTGTCTCAATTTCAGCGCTCAGGCACCGGCGGAGGTGCTGGAAAGCGGGTGCGCACGTCGGCGCACCCGTGATACGGGCGTGGTCAGCCATGTTCGTTCCTCTAGAACGGTTGTGGTCAGAGCCGGCGCGAGGGTCCTAAGCCTTGCGCTGGCTCGTCGTTTTAGATATCCGTTAACTATGACGGACGCAATACCCGATATCCAAAAAAAGAGGGGTCGCCCTGCGGTCGGATCGACGGGGGTGATGGTGAAGCTACCGCCTGAAGAGCTAAGCCTACTCGACGCCTGGATTGCCGCACACGAGCCGATGAGCCGGCCCGAGGCGATGCGCCGGATCCTCAAGCTGGTGGCATTGCGCGTGCCGCGTGACTGAAGCCGAGTGTGCGGCGGCCGGCTGATGACAACCTTGCTCACCCCGCAAGAGGCGGCGAAACGGCTTCTCATCTCCGAGCGCACCCTCCGCGATCTGAAGCGCACCGGCGCGATCAGCTACGTCGCCGTAAGCGCGCGTCGCATCGCTTATCGGGAAGAGGACTTGGCAGAGTTCATCGAGTCTCGCGTCCGGCAGGAAGCGCCAGTCCAGCCAAAGCCTAGCTCGGGACCCAAGTTCAGCGAGATCCTCGCTCGCAAAGCGGCTCGACGCGCTGGTGACAAGCCCCTTGGCTTTTTGGAGGCGCAGGCCGAGCGCAAGGCATCGCGGAAAAAGTGAGTGCGCTCGACCGCATTAAGCAACTCCCGGACTGGCCCGCCCGCATGACGGCGCCGGTCGCCGCGGCATACATGGGTATCAGCGCCAGCACGTTCCTGACGCGCTTCAGGGCTCAGGGCGTGCGCGAGGGGGCAAACCTGCTGTGGGCACGCGTGCAACTCGACCGGATTATAGAGGAGCAGTTCGGCTTGGCGGCTGCAAGGCAGACGTCAGCCTGTCGTGACACGAGCTGGAACGATTTCGACTGACGGAGGCGCCCGCCTGACCGCGACCGTTCTCGTAATGTTCTTGCGAATCACGCGGGCCTTGGCGTAGCCTGCGCTTCCGCCGATCGACGGCGCACCGACATCGAAGGAGCCTTGGCATGGAGCACGACCTCCTGCTGCGTGCGGCTGCGCGCGCGATCTACGACGCCTGCTACCCGAGTGACGAATGGGCGCCAGTCGGCTTTAGCGAGGCTGAGCGATGCGGGACGGTTCACTACCGGCAGGCAGTCGACGCGGCGCTTCAGGCGCGTGCGGTGTTGGCGGTACGCGGCGAGCAGTTGCCGCTGCTAGCGCTTGCGTAGCCCGCGAATGTGGTTGGTGATCCGAAGACCCTGTACGACCTGCGGAAGATAGAGGCCTCGCTCCGGGTCACGTGCCGCGTGTGCAAAACCGTAAAGGTGCACGATCTGGAGGCGGTGATTACGTCACGCAGCTTTCACCGGCAGACGATGGACTGGCCCACGGCTCGGCAGGAATTTGTTTGCCACCAGTGCGCCGTAGGCGAGGACCGCGACGTGAGGGTCGACGCAGTGCCGTTCGGTCGGAACGATCGCGAGCTACGAGAGCAGCGAGCCAGGACGTTAGTGATGAACCTGGCGCTGCTTGTGCTGAAAGACGCCGCCCAACGCGCGGTGCAGGAGGACGTGTGCACGCCGGCTGTTCGGCTGGCCTTGCGTGTGTTGCGTCCCTGCTTGGCGAGTTCAGACCTGCTGACGACATACTGGACCGCGGCGAAGGAGAGCGTCGGCAAGCCATGGGGCGGGGCTCAGCAGGCGCACCGCTGGCTCGTCGCCGAACTGGTAAAGCGGCAGCATGCGGTTTGGGCGGAGTTTAGATAATGCGGTCCGCTCGCGACGAGCCGTTGTGCAATAAGCGCCGCCTCACTAGCACATCCGATTCAGGGGGATCCTGATGGTAGACAGTCTGAGTCGTTGGTGCTTGTTTTGCGACCTGGAGGTGCACGCGTCAGCCGAAAAGGCACCGCAGCCAGATATTAAGGACTATGTTGCTGACCTATCCGCGTTGGTCGAGGAGGGTGAGGCGAAGCGCGTCTATGAAAAAGAAAGTAGGGTCGCTCGAATAGCCAAATGTCGCGTTGTCGACATCGATGATGAAACACCTGGCTTGGCCCTTTTAATCACACTGGGAGACCGTCGCGGATCTGATCCAAGCTTTGTTCATTTCGAAGATGGAACAGCGAGAAACCCGGACAAGCTGCCTGGAGAGGTTAAAGGTGCGAGCGCGCATGTTGTCATATCCCTGATTGAGGACATGGAGGCGCGGGGAAGGTACAGGATGTTGATCGAGGAGACTCGCGGCATTGGCCGAACACCCGTAAGTCGCCTACTTGCAAGTGTATTCAAAGAACTTGCAGAAAAGCGGGGTGACCAGTTCAAAAATCCTGCAACAGGCCGGATGAATGCGTACCGTCCGATTGTTGAGGTCCACCCGCGGCAATCCCAAGAAATGACGCGCGCATTAGATCGTGGCAAGTTCCTGCCGGTCGAACTACTTGACACTAGCCCTGTTCCGAGTTTTGACGAAAATCCTGAGTATCAAGTCCGACGCCACCTTCTTTCCGTTAAGGTAACCCCTGCTCCCGGAAGAACTTTCAGGCAAGCCGCAAATGACTTGGCGTTGAAGGCTGCGGGTGCAGGTTATGATCGCATGCGAGTTAATTGGCGAATGCCAGGTGAGATGAGGGGCGGAACGTCGGAGATGTCTACAGATATTGCTGATCTCGGAACGGCTATGTTTGCACATCGTGAACTAATCGAGATCGAAGCGTCGATGGCCGATTGTGCGACTGAGCTAAACGACGATTTTATCCGAGCGATGTGCGCCAAGTTCGTGTAAGACAGATACTTGAACTATGATGCTTCTGGCCCCCCTGCGATATTGGCGTGTGCGCCACCCTATAAAGTGGATGTGGGACTATGCCCTTCCAATTACCGGGTCTATCCTTCTGACCAGCATCCTTCTTTTTTGGCCTCAGATACCCTCTCCATTCGCAGAAAAGGGCTTTCTGGCAGGCCTGCAAAATCTGTACGCGATTCTTGGGGGCTTTTTCGTTGCGGCCCTGACGTTGCTGTCCACCGCGGAAACCGCGGCTCTCTTGCAGCCGCTAAGCGGCAACCCCGCGCCGCGCTTTTCCGCAGAGCGCGTACCGCTTGAGCGGCGACGGTTTCTTTGCCTACTCTTCGGCTATTTGGCGTTTACAGCATTCGCGCTTTATGCTGTTGGATTGCTAGCGCAGCTTCTTGCTCCAGGAGCGCGCTCTTTCCTTCCTACTTACTTGAAAGCGTGGGTTAGTGGAGCATTCCTTTTCGCTTACAATTTCTGGCTTAGCCATGTCTTCGTTTCGACTCTGGTAGGCCTCTACTATTTTACGGACCGCTTGCAGAGGCCAGACATCGTAGTGACACAGAGCGACGCTCATCCAGCTGAGTGAAAAAGCCGCTTGCAACCAATCGTATGAACGCGGTGTCCGTCGAGGGCTGGCAGGAAAGAATCGACCCATGTGCAACCGCTACCGCATGACCGAGGCGCAGATCGCGCTGGCCGCCCGCTACGGCGTCGCCTCCCCTTTCCCGCCCGATCTCACGATCCCGCCGCCTGAGCTGTTCCCGGACAAACCGGCGTACGTCGTTCGTCAGGAGAACGGCGCCCGCGCGCTCGACGTCATGGCGTGGGGCTTCCCGCACAAGGTGCCGGGCAAGCGAATCGACAAGGCGACGGGCAAGCCGGTGCTGCTCGACAAGCGCGTGACGAACGTCCGCAACTACACCTCGCCGTTCTGGCGATCGGCGCTGATGAACCCGGAGCGGCGCTGCCTGGTGCCGTTCACCAGCTTCAGCGAATACGGCCAGGCGCGCGGCGCTAACGGAAAGCTGCCGCTGCACTGGTTCGACGTGCCCAGCCGGCCGATCGTCAGCTTCGCGGGTGTGTGGAGGCCGGTCGAGAACGGTGCGGTTTTCGCCTTCCTGACGACCGACCCGAACCCGCTGGTAGCGCCGATCCACCCGAAGGCCATGCCGGTGCTGCTCGACGAAGAAGACGAGGAGCGCTGGCTTACGTGCCCGTTCGACGACGCCGTCGCGCTGGCTAAGCCATACCCGTCGCAGCTGATGTCGGCGTCGCAGGATGCGTCACCGTCTGCTGGCGCGGGTTCCCTCTTCGACTAGTGGCGTGACATCTGGCAGCCGTAACGTCAAACGGCGTCCGCGATCGCTTCGTACCCTTTCGCCGTGATGATCCACGCTCTGTTTGGAGCCGGCCCCTCGATCTCCTTCACATAGCCGGCAGCGGCGAGGCGGTCATATCGGGCAGCACCGTCCGAGGCACCTGCTTCCACCTCCACACCGCTCTCAGCCGCCTTGATGTCCGAAATTTCTCGGGGGGAAAGGTCTGACATTTGATACTCCTGTTGGAAGGAAGCACGGCAGCTATCCATTCTGCCGGCATCCCACAACGGGTGCGCCAGACCGACCCGGGTCAGGTCGGCGCGCGCTCACACCGCGGCGATGACAGCCGGCGGGATCTATTTGTTTCCACACCTTGTCCGACCAACGTTTGAACACCCTGCTCTCGACCCCGCCTGCCGAGACGGTGGTCAGCTCGACGAACCCACCGACGCCGGCGCCCTCGTCACCTTCGTTCCACTCGCTCTTTCGAGCCGCCTCTGCGACGATTCGACCATCGCGGATAAGATCGAACGATCGCGCGTCGCGCAGGTCAGCGTCTCGGCCGAGCGCTTCGTTGATGGCGCCGAAGTTCGAATAGGCCTGCACATGCCGCGGCTGGCCGGGCGCGAGCCCCTGACGCACGGCTTGCCCACCTGAGTGCGCCACCCAGACCGAGGGACCGACTTCCGGTGCAAACACCGCCGCGCACAGCAGAAGCTCGGGCGACGGCGCGTTCGGCTCGTGGCGTAGCTGCCAGTCCAGCACGTCGAACGCCAGCTCGCCCAAGCCGCGGACGAGGTCACGACCGCTGGTGAACCCGGACCCACGCGCCATGATCGCGATGTGTTCGGGATGGGTCCAGCCCTCGTAGGAGATGGCGGCATTCCACTCGGGGAAGACGGCGACCTTGGACTCGATCGCAGTTACCTTGCCAGTGGCGTCGTAGCTCGCGCCGTCGCTGATGATGTGCGCCGCAGCGCCTTGCGTGGTTCCGATCAGCAGGGTCATAGGATCAGTGCTCCAGCACGCTTCATTGCTCCGTATGCGGAGACGCGAGCGGGGCGCTCGGTACGCAGCGAAGCGAGTGTGGTTTCAGATCTGGCGCCCGGCGCAGTTGCAGCGGTAATGGCGCTGCCCGCGACGTAAGCGGCGTACGTGGTCGGGCCGCCCAGCGCTGCCCCGGCGTTCATGAGCCCCTGCTTGAAGCCGTCGCCGCCCTTGATGACGAGGCCGGACAGTGGACCGTAGAAGGTGTTGAGGACCGAGCCGATGGTCTTTGCCATTCGTCAGCGCTCCCCCTTGATAGCTGCGGATACCGCCTGCCCGACGAGCTGCGTCACCGCCTTGCGCTCTCGCGCCACAGCCGGGCGCATGTACGGCCTTTCTGGCAGCTTGCTGTTCCCGAACTCTTGGCTGCTCGCGTAGGGCGCGTTGGACGAGACGGTGACACGAAGCGGATTGTCCGGGTCTCGCGCCGTCTCAATGTTGTTGGCCAGCACGCCGGTGTCGTTGTTCGGGGGAGAGCCCGGAGCGCTGGGCAGGTGGGCCTTGCCGCTGACGGCGCCCTCGGTGATGCTGATTTGCGCTGCGACCTGGATACGCTCCCCGGCGGCGTAGAGAGCGCGGCCAACTGACTCCATCGCTGCGGGGCTGGTCAGGCGCTTGAGGCGCGCGGCGTGGCTCTTGCCACCTGTGATCTTCGGCATTCAGGCCTCCTCAGCTTCGTTGGTGGCGGGCGTGCCAGGAGCTCCGAAACGGAGGCGCCAGCCGGCTTGCTGTGCTTCGGTGAAGAACCTTTCGCGCTCAACGGCCGGCACGTACGCGGCTTCTGGTGGATAGGCTGCGGCGATGCGCTCGATCTCGGCTGGTTGGCTCGCGAGCATCAGCTTGGCACCCGCCGGATGCGGAGCCAGAAGAGCGACCCGTTGCCGGCAGCCCCCGTCTCAGCCTCGACGCCAGGCGTGCGGTAGATCGATCCACCCACCTGGCCCGGCGTCCAGCGCCATGTCGCGCTGTTCCAGTTCAGGCCGGCGCCTTCGGGGATAGCGGCATCAGCGATCGCAGCGATCACGCCCTCGGTAAGCACCGGGCAGTTATCGTAGTCGTCCCAGGCATCGTAGCTGGTGGTGGTCAGCCGAGGCGGGAGCGCGATGCCGACGAACTCGCCGCCCAGCAACGGGCTGCAAATCTGCTTGCCGGCTCGCTGGACCGCGCAGCTGCCATAGACGCTCTGCACCGCGGTGTAGGTCTGCGCGTCCCACTCATCCATCGAGCGCTTCATGCCCGGGTAGGCGATGGCCTGCGTAGCCGTGTAGATCATCTGACGCGGCATCAGCTTGTCCCGAGCATGAGCGGTGAGGGGGTGCCGGCGCCTGCACGACCAAGAAACAGGCGCCGGCCATCGACCGCGGAGAAGCGAGTGCGGCCGATGATCTGAAAGGGGCTGCTGGAACGGCCCGAGGGGCTGACCAGCGCCTCAAAGCCGTCCAGCAGCAGCCGGGCGGAGAAAGACCCGGCTATCTCAACGAGCGGCATAAGCCCGCTCCAGTTCGGCAAACCCGGTCGACAGTGCCACTACGGCGCCGTCGGCGTGATGCGGAGGCCAGACATGCGCCCTGCCAATCGGCTGCGCTGTCACGTCGAGGGCGGGGATCTGCATGCGCGTAAGGCGCGGCACATGCTCGCCACGGTGCATGAACATCGGGGTGCATCCACGAACGACCGCCTCGGCGCTCACCAGCTGCTCACCGGCAGAGTCGCGGTTCGACCGCTCGATTGCCGCATCGTTTGCGACGACGCGCTTCAGCAAGCCAGTGATCTGGTCGACTAGCTGCGGCCACGTTTCGCGCAGTTCGGACACGAGCTGGTCGCGCTCCGCAAGCGTCCCTGCACGGAACTCAGCGGCGCGCCGGCGGCGTTCCGAGTTCAGCAACTCCGCGTGCCGCTGCTCGAGAATACTCCTCTTTCCTGCCAATCGGGTGGCGCGGGCGGCGAGCTTCGCAGCATCGGCCGCGGCTTGCTCGGCAGCGTCCTCGCCAGTTGAAAGGGCCGTCGAAATGGTGGTGAGGCGGTCGCGCTCCCGCTCGGTTGCGGTGATGCGCTCGCCGATTTCGCTGATCAGGTCCGACACGGTGGCCGCGCGTGCATTGTCCGCGAGGGCCGCGGCGATCCGGTCGTCTAAGGGCTTTGCCATCTTCGTTCTCCTGGTAGCGCCGTAATCGGGGCCGTTGATGGTGGGGGTTGGTGCTAGCCGCGGCGCCAGGCGTTGAGGTCGCCACTCCGCTGGTAGGCAGCGTGTTCACGCGCGCGGAGGGCCGCGGACTCGACGTCAGCGACCGGGTTCGATCGGGCAGCATCCGCAGCGAAGCGCTTGTGCAGGACGGCGTTCGCCATCTCATCGGTCCACGTTCCGCGCTGGCCTTCAGGCTTGTGCGCCTCTCCGGCATCAAACACGCTTTTGGCGTAGGCGGCGATGCTCTTGCCTTCAGGAGAAGACGCGAAGGTGCGCTGAGCATTGGTGAGCTGCTGTGCGGCCGGTGCGGCATCGCACATCATGAGGTCAAAGCTGAGGTAGTCGCCGGGCCGGACGAATGCCTGGCGCACATTGTAGCCGCTGCGAAGGCCGGTGGCGTCTAGCGCCTCGCTCTCAGGGACGGTCTTGCCGTCTGAAACCCGATAGCATTGCATAGCCTTCTCCCGATCGGCCGGGCGGAACGCGGGCCGATGAGCAAGATAGCTGGCTAGACTGGGATGCTTACCGCCGTCAGATCGGCGGTAGGTGCTCGGTTCGCCGCACGCCTCGCCCGCACCGCCGCGGCTCGATCAGCGCGCAGCTGCTCACGCCCTTCCTCCAGGATCCACCTGCGAATGCATCGCCAGTTGCAGCGGTAGTGCTCCTCGATCTCCCGATCCCAGCCCGTCTCCAGGTATCGTTCGCGAAAGTCGCGGGGCTTCGGGCGACGGGGCTTTATCAGGCCGGTCTCGTTGCGCGGCGAGGTGCGGACGGGCATGCCACGATGGCTATGCCGCCTCGTGTAAGCTGCTTACCGCCGTTAGTCGCACTCTGCAAAGGCGCGGAGACGGGCCATCATAGCCGCCCCGCGCCCAACATCAGTCTGCCTCAAAAAGATGATAGTTGGCGTTCACGAGCTCGCCGGCCGCACCTCCAGGCATAAACATTACGCGCAGGGTCGTATTTCCGCTCTCCCATTCGCTCCCCACAGTGCTCGTGGACACTCTTCCAAGACCATACCCGTGCGGAACTTGGACCAAGAACTCGTCCGGTTTCGCGGGCGCGGCGTCATCAGGAACGAAGGTCACGGTGTATCGCCCATGCTCAACGCTAAGCCGCTCGCCAGCTGCCAAAATCACCGATCCCGATGCGATATGCTTCATACTTGCAACCCTTCTCTGACCAACCATCGATGTATCATATATGGTTCGTGGCCTGCATCCATGAGGGATGGTCACCGCCAATGAGCCGATCAGAGAGATGGCAGAGGGGCAAATACTCTCTTCGCGGTCAGGCGCGATCGCTGTCACCTGCGCTAACGCCGTTAACCGCGAGAGTTTCTCCCACCCATCCGGGCGACCGATGCAGCGCGTCCGCGATCCCGGCGATGGTAGAACCTTCCCGGGCCCATCGGCGTGCTAGGTTCTCGTCCGAGAAATCACCGGTGCCGAGAAACGCATCGATATTGTAGCGCGGCCGCTCGGGCTCCATCAGCTCGGTCAGGCACCACACCAGCCCGTCCATGCGATCGGGCGAGCCGCCGCCCTGGAAGCCTGACGTCGTCGTCATCGTCATTTGGTCCTCGAGGTCCGAGAACGTGCCGACGTGATGCGCCTTGCCCTGCTCATACAGCGCTGCCACCGGCTCGGCGCGCACAGCCTTGCCGCGGCTGGCGGTCACCAGCTTCACGGGCAGGTTCGGTGCCGCCGATCGAAGCACGGCCTCGACCATTGCCCCACCGAAGTTGCGCTCGGCGACCACACGATCGGCGCCGTATCGCTCAGCCGCCGAGGCGACCACGCGAGCCCAGCCATCGGGGGACAGGCGGCAAGACAGGTCAGCCAGGATGTACGCGTGCCCGTCCTTCGCGCGGCCGGCGACGACGATGCCCTGAGAGTCGCCAGTCGATCCATCAGAGCCCGACGGATCAACGCCAATGACAACACGCGTCAGGGCAGGGGCCGTGGCCACACGCAGGCTGTCGATGCCCGGCATGGTGCGCCCGTCATCCGCTTCCCGGTCGGACAGCGACCACAGCGCGCCAGGTGCCTCCGCGAGGTACTTACCGTCGCGGAAGCGCTGACGCTGGCGATCGGGCAAGCCGTCTAGCTCAGCATGGTACTCGGCCGGCAGGTGCGGATTGTCTTTCGGGTTGAGCACCACATGAGCCCGGCTCTCAGGCTCCAGCGGCAAGCCGTTCTCAGGACGCACCTGCTCCACGAACTCGCGATAGGTCCAGTGCCCGCGGCCGGTCGGGTTGAGGTCGTAATAGGCCTTGAGGTTCAGCGCCCTGCCGTCGAGCTTCTGCGATGCCTGCGCCAAGCGGGTGCGGAGTGTCGTGATCGTCTCGTAGGCTACCTGGCTCGCCTCGTTCACGTAGATGGTCGCGAACTCCTTGCCGAGCACCTTGTCGACCCGCTCCTTGTCATCTAGCCCACTGAACCAGACCTCCGCACCGCCCGGCAGGATCGCGAACTGATCGGTCTTGTTGATGTCGAACGGCACACCCGGAAACGCCAGCCTCATCATCTTCGGCCACGTGTCGAGCATGATGGACTGGCGAACATCGACATTGTGAAGCCGGGCGACCAGGTGCCGGCTGTTTGGTGCCATCAGGGCGCGGCTGGCGATGCAGTAGCAGAAGCCGAACGTCTTGCCTGAGCGCGATCCGCCATAGGCGAGCACGTGGCGGGCAGGGCTCGATGCCGCGGTCAGTAGCTCGGCCTGCTTGTCGGTCAGCTCAAAGGTCGGCGGCTGGGCCTTGGATGGTGATGGCGACGGCATGCAGGTTCTCGCTCCGGGTGCGCTCGATGTACTTTTCGGGACGATGGGCCTTCAGCAGGATCTCCATCATACGATCGGAATATTCGCGGTATGTGCCGGTGACCGCGCCCTGGTAGACGATCGGCTTGTCCACGCCCTCGACAGCGCGGCGCCAAGCTTCCTTCTCCAACCCGTCGACCGCTTCCTCCAGCGCGCCCTTCCAAGCTTCAGCGAAGGCCTTGTCGTCCTCGCGCCACTGATAGGCGGTCTGCCGGCATATCCCTGCGGCTCTGCATGCAGCAGTAACGTTGCAGGCGTTGGCAAGGGTGGCGAGGAACGTCTCGCGAGCTTCATCGGTGCGGACTGTTAGACGACCTAGCGACATGCCTAGACAGGTAAGCGTCTAGGTGCTCCAGCTTACCGCCGTCAGTTGGCCAGGCGTGCCATCAGGTTGCGGACTGAAGAGGCGTGCCACCGGTAACCACGAGGCGTGCGGACTCCCTCGGCGTTCAACGCCGCGGCGATCGCGCCAAGCGAGGTTAGGCCCTCTCTGCGCAGGCGGGCGAGAACCGGACGCAATCGCTCAGCATGGTTGTTGGCGTTGCGTTGCGCGGCTTCCATGGCTGCCGTGTTGCCCCTAGCGGCCCGCAGGAGGGCAGCAGCTCCGTTTGGGTTGCCCAGCTTAGTCCCACGCGCCTTTGCCGCTGCAAGGGCCTCCCTGGTGCGCTGAGAGATGGCCTCGCGCTCCTGCTGCGCCACCAGTGCCATGATCCCGACCGTCAGACTGTTGGCGTCCGGCATGTCAGCCGCCACGAAGTCGACGCCGCTGTCTCTCAGCGTAAGCAGGAACGCTGCGTTGCGGCTCAGTCGGTCAAGCTTGGCGATGACCAGCTTGGCGCCAGTGATCTGCGCATGCGCGATTGCCTTGGTGAGTTCCTGCCGGTCATCACGCTTGCCGCTTTCAACTTCAGTGAAGGGCGGGGCGATGATCTCCCAACCCTTCGTTGTGCAAAGGCCCTCAACGGCCGTTCGCTGAGCATCGAGCCCAAGCCCAGATGCACCCTGCTTCGCGGTTGAAACGCGGTAGTAAGCCACGGCCCGGGTCATCGTTCTGCCCTCGTACAATATCGCCTAACGCTCATTACGTGACATTGTACGGGCTGGCAAGGTGCGAGCAGCCGGTGTTGGGTTGCCGGGGAGTGGTCGCCTGCTCGCGCGCGCGAACCGTCCAGACTGTCCAGAAGGCAGATTCCACCATCTTCCTGCTCACCCCTGGTTTGCGCGGTCTCTCAATCATGGATGGGGCGAGTCCCCCTAAGGGGACGTCCCGCCCTATCTATGATAGGTGTGTGTCAGCGCACGTCGGCGCATGTCAGCGCGGGTAGTCGGCGCACGTCAGCGCAACCAGTCAGCGCGCGGTCGGCGCAGAGGTCGGCGCACTAGTCAGCGCGCTCCATCAGACCTTCCACTGCCTTTCGATCGCGCTTCCAAGGCAGTGTCGCGCGCTCGATTGAGGAGGTTCGAAACAGGCGGTCCATCGCTGCTTCAAGGCGGCCGGCGCCGATACCTTTCGCCTCTGGCATCAAGGCGAATTCCTTAGGAGCATAGGTGCGACTGGCCTTCGCGTCGGAAACCGGCCGGCGCTGCTCGTTACGTAGCTTGAGGCAGGCGAGAAAAACCTCGTTGTCGTGGTTGTGCTTAGCGACCTCGGCATACTCACGCGCAAGATCGTTCCCGAGATCCTCGTCGCGGACGAATGCCCATTCGTGCCAGCGGAATGCGACTTCCTCACCCTTCTTACCTAGATTGGCCTTGGCCTTCCGCAGGACACGGGTATCCATGTCGTTGAGCTCAGGATCACCCCAGCCAAGGAACCAGCGCTGGCGGACGTGTGCCGACCAGCCCAGGTTGCCCGAGTATTCGGAGCCGACCGCCTTCGCAGGGTGACCGAGCAGAAGCACCGCGGCGTCGCATTGCAGCGCGAGCTTGTCGACTGCGGCAAGGAACCCAACGACCTGCCGCCTCACGATCTCGTTGCCGGGGAAAAGGTGCGCGATGTTGTCCAACACGATCAGGCCGGCGCTGATGCTCTCGGCTCGCCTGGCAATCGCATGGAACATGGGCCCAGGCTGGAACGTCCCGGCCTCATCGAAGTCGCCGAGCTGCGCAGCGACATGCCCCGCCAGCGTGGACAGCATGGCGGGCGCACAATCGAGTGGCAGGCCGAGGGCTTTGTTGATTGCGCGTTGCCGCTGCCACAACGACAGCTCGTCATCCTCGCACGTGATGTACATCGCGCCCACATGCGTGACGTCCAAGCCGAGAAACGGCCTCCCCGCGGCAACGCATGTGGCGAGCTGCTGTGCGAGCAGGGACTTGCCGATGCCGTCCTCACCGAACAACGCGCCACCCGTTGCGCGAGCAAGCCAACCGTCAACGATCCAGCGCCGGGCGGGAGGGATGCGACCAACCCACGCATTTGTGTCAACGATCGGCAGGATCCAATCCGCGCCGTCTTCCGAGCCGGCCTGCGCGCGCTTGCTGCTCGGTCGGCGCCCTTCATACGCCTCGATCGGCGGGCTTGGCGGCATGTCGAAGTCGTCATCGTATTGCGGAGCATTCATGCGCATCGCTCCCCAAGCCGGGACCGCTTGGCAGCACGGAGACGCTGCCGCTGCAAATTGACGGCCGCGATCGCGCGGCGCTGAACCTCGCGCGTTTGGCGCTCAGCGATCCAGAAGATGGTGGCCGAGGCTAAGGGGTCACGCGACATGACGCACCTCCGCTACCGTGATCACGGGCAGACGTCGCGGCTTGCTGAGGGCACGCCGTACCGAGATGGCGAGCAGAGCATCACCGCACTCGATCAAGCTGAAGCTTCGAAGCCAGGCTAGATCTGGGGCGTGCCAGTCGAGCACGACGCCGCCATGCGCATCGGCGCGAAGCCAATCGAGGGGCGTGGCATGTAGTGTCAGCTTGTCCGCGTCCCAGCGGGACCCGAGGCACGTGTCAGCATTGAGCAGCCAACCTAAGCCGCTCACCAGCCCCCAGCGCGCCGGTTCGCCCACTCGCCAGGCGACAAGATCTATCAAGCCGCATCCTTCGACTACGGGCTGGATCACGTGCGGCTTGCCCTCGCCGGCGTTGAAGCGGTTGGATCGTTCGACCTCGCCGCAGAGCACGCCGAAGGGCGGATACGCTGAGCCAAGCCGGGCGATGGTGGCCGGGGTCACCCCCGCGGCACGCAACCTATCCAAGTGCGGTTGGCGCACGTTTTTGACGGCTGAAGCGTAAAGCCTCTCCAGGTCCGCGCCGGTCATCGGCTTGCATCCACATGATGGTTGATGGTATAGCCGAAGATGTAGCCGGCAAGCTCACATCTAACGGCCTTCGCGTCCAAAGCGCGGGGGCCGTTTGGCTTCATGTGCCCACCGGCGTCGTCAGCTGGATCAATTGATCGAACGGAATCGACTGCCGGCCGCCGTAGCGAACTGGTCGAAGCTCGCCCTTCTTGATCATTCGATAGATCGTCGCACGATCTCGCTGCAGGACGGTCGCCGCATCAGCAATGCTGACAGCGAGCGGTCGGCTTAAAAGATGCTGATCATTTGCCATATGTCGCACCTTGCGGCTGCGCGTCGCTCCGAGTTACCGCCGTCATCTGACGTCAGATCAGGCAACGTCTGAACTGAACGCCTTCTCGAGTTCGCTTTTGCGAAAAAAGAGGCGGCGACCTTTGCGGATCACGGGCAGATGGCCTTGCTCGGTCATATGGTAGATCGCCCGCGGCTTGACCCCGATGAACGCGGCAGCGGCGATAGCGCCGGGGAGAAGGTCTTCACTCAGCATTCCATCTTCTCCGCTTAAGACTAAGTTTGATCCTCGTCTTGCTAGACCTGCCGCCACGTTCGTGCAAGAAGGAATTGTAAACCTCGTCTAAGGTGGCCTGTGGCGGTTGAGTTCTCGTATTCCGATGTTGAAGGTGCTCTAGCCAAGCTGAACCGGGTGGCTACGGACAAGCGCATCGCGTTCCGAGCGCGCCTGAAGCACCTGCAGCGGCAAGGCTTCCCGGCGGGCGTGAACACAGGCACTGGGCGCCGAGCAGCCTATTCCGTCGCCAGCCTACTGCAACTTGCCTTGGCAACCGAGCTGACTCAGGCGGGAATGGCTCCGAAGCGTGTCGTGCGCATCATCGAAGGAAATTGGTGGCAGATAGCGCGAGCGTTCTTAGTTGCGATGAGCCCCGTTGACTACTTAAACACCTGGGAAGTTCCGCCAGAGACGAACAAGCTCTCTTTAGTCTTAAACCCTGAGGCGCTTCGAGACCTAAGTGAGGAAGGTGAAGGTGAGTTCGATTACTACGAATCGATCGCAGTAATAACTGCCGACGGCTTGGGCTTGGCGCTTGGTAGTCACAGGGAAAATCCACCGTCAGTCGGAGAAACGTGGAGGAACCTGATTATCAACATTCACGACCTCTCATCCGTATTGATCGGCCTCGTAAGGGATGTTCGACCCGATTTAAGTCGCTCTGATATAATCCTCTCGTTCGAGGATTATATTCGTGAGAAGCAGCGTGAATTTCAGGAGGCCGCTGCCTCGATAGAAAAGGTTTTTGGGCGGTGACAGCGATCCGCAAGCGCACCTGGACGACGCCTTCCGGCGAGCAGAAGACGGCATGGCTGGTCGACTACCGCGACAGCGCTGGTAAGCGCCGGGCGAAGCAGTTCACCCGTAAGCGGGATGCTGAGGCATGGAGCACCCAAGCCGCCTGGGAGGTCAGCAAGGGCGTCCACACCGCGGACAGCCAGAGCATCACCGTCGGGCAGGCAGCCGACATCTGGGTCCGAGCAGCCGAGTCGAAGGACCGCGAGCGCTCTACGATCAAGCAGTATCGCGAATGGGTGGAGCTGCACATCAAGCCGCTTATCGGCGACAAGAAGCTCTCCCAGCTTTCCATGCCGTCCGTTGAAACGTTCAAAGACGCGCTCCTTGAGACGCGATCGCCGGCGATGGCGGGCAAGGTCGTGCGAGGGCTGTCCAGCATCATCACGGAGGCGCAGCGACGGGGCCTGGTGGCGCAGAACGTTGCCAAGGGCGTGAAGGTTGTCCGATCGCGCCGGGATCGGGGCAGGGTGACCATCCCGAGTCGCGAGGACGTGCGCGCTCTGCTCACGGCGGCTGCCGCCGATGAGAAGCTTCCGGGCCTCTATCCTATGCTGCTGACGGTCGCTCTTTCCGGCCTGCGCTCATCCGAGATACGTGGGCTCCGTCGAGAGGACGTCGACCTGAAGCGTGGCGAGATCCACGTCACGCAGCGGGCAGACCAGTGGGGCACGATCGGTCCGCCGAAGTCGGAGGCCGGCACGAGGACGATCCCGATCCCGCCGGTGCTCGTCACCGAGCTGCGGAAGTGGATGCTGCGGGCACCGCACTCAGAGGCAGGTCTGCTGTTTCCGAATAGCGAGGGCGGGGTGCGGTTGCACTCCAACCTGCTCAACCGGGAATACTGGCCATTGCAGGTAAAGGCAGGGCTGGTGCGGCCGGCTGTTGCGAAGTCTGGCAGTGATGAGCCGGGCAGCCGTGCTCGATACGATTTCCATGCCCTGCGACACTATGCCGCGAGCGCTTGGATAAAGCAGCGTATCGACCTCAAGCGGCTGACGACTTGGCTTGGCCATTCAAGCGTGCAAATTACCCTCGACACCTACGGCCATTTGATCCGCGACGACATTGGCGACGCAGCAGTCGCGGCGGCGACGGCGAACGAGCTATTAGCTTAA